TCTGGAGTTTCCGTAGTTGGTTTATTCTCTTCAGTAATAAGATTATCTGTTATCATGTTAAGCACGTCATGTAAAGCGTTTTTCCACTTAGTCTTATCAAAGTGGGGGGCTGTCGACTCCTCAAAATTTATATTATCTTCAACTTCTTTAAGAGAAGGCATCCTTCCATGTCCCTTCTCCATAGACGAATCTACATCTTTTGTTACCCAACCAAGATTTAAAATCTGTAAGGTTTTTCCCCTTCTGTGGAACTCCTTATAGTTTTTCTTGGTGATTTTGGGTATCCCTATAAAATGAGCTTGTATTTGCAA